TACCATGTCTGAAGCTGATGAATTTAGTCAAATGGATCTTGGTGAACGTATTCTAACTACCAGAGAAATTACCTATGAGGAATTTCATAAGATGAATAAAGCCATGGAAGAAGGTCATGGTGATGGTACTTCATATCAAGCTGAAACCGGATCACCTTGGATGGGAGAAAAGATGATTCATGTTGTTAATTATGATACGGTGACCGAAGAATGAATGTTTTAGCACAAGTTCAACGTCAACGTGTTCGATTTAGCCCTGATGATAAGAAGCATGTTCAACAGTATCGTAATTTCTTAGTTAACCGTAAATGGGATACTCTAGGCTGTCCTTATGAATTAGAATGGCCTTATCTCAGTATTCCTGATATGATTAAAGATAAGATCATAAATCACTACTTAAAAATCTAATTTTTAGCCCCCGTCAGGGGGTTTTTTATTGTATAAATATATAAAATACAAAAGAGGGTGCAAATGGGTATTAGTAGCAATGCGCAGTTAGCAGAAAAAATAGCTTTTGAAAAGCTTTCTAAGAAACTAGGCAAAACAACTGCGTTTGCAAAACCTGCTGGCTTTGATACCGGGTTTCCAGATTTTGGTATTCGAATGATTGTTGATGGAAAAAAGGTTGATTTACATATTGAATATAAAGCTGATGCAAAAGCTCAGATGGGTTCAATGAGAGATTGGATATTTGATGGTACAAGGTTTTCAACTCCGGATAATACATCGGATGAAAAAAAGGACCTTATTGATATTATGAATTCTTCACCTGAATGCATAAAGAATGGTAAACGGCTTTTAAGTGATTTTAAAAAATATGCTGATCCAAAAATAACCAGGATATACTCGGGTATGATGACTATTGAAAAAGATCAAAAAGAAAGACGCAAGAAGCTTGAGAGCTTTGCCGCTTATACTAGCAACTATCAACTTGCTAAAATACAAGACTCTACACTTGGTAAAAAAATTATTGAACATTACCAATCTAAGTTTAAAAAGTCAAAAAACTCTGATGCTGATTACAGTATGCTTATGATGATGATTGGCGATGAATTATGGTTTATTGATGATATTGGTACTGCATCTAAGGAATTAAAACAAGAAATTTTTAAAAAATTCAGCGATAAGTCATTACCAGTATTAAGTAATTTGGGTGCAGCATTAGAAGTAAGAATTCAACCTCGAGGATTAAGTGGACCTGGTAAGCCAGTTTCAATTGACGTAATGGCAAGTTTCAGATTAGCAGGTAAGCCCTCTAACGGGCTAACAGTAATATGATGCAATTTAACTTATATCTTGCTGAAGCCTCAGAAGAAAAACTAACACACCTGGAGCATGCTGAAGATCATGTCATCAATGATGGTATGGATGGCTTTGCTCATGCCTATCATAACTTAGAAGACGTTAAAGACCAGATTGGCGGGAAAAAGAATAAGACTAAGATTGCAACTAAGTATGACGGAAGCCCTAGTATAGTATTCGGCCATCATCCAGAGACCGGTGCATTTTTTGTTGCATCCAAGTCGGCGTTCAATAAAGATCCTAAGTTAAATTATACACCAGAAGATATCGAAAAGAATCACGGCCATGCGCCAGGTTTAGTTCAGAAGTTAAAACAAGCGTTAGACCACCTACCTAAAGTAACACCTAAGACTGGTGTCTACCAAGGTGACGTAATGCATTCAGGTATCCAATCTAAAACTAACCCCCATGGTGACATTGTAAATGAAGGTGGTAAGTTTCACTTCAAACCAAACACACTTACCTATTCAACACCTCATAGTTCGGCAGAAGGTAAAAAGATTGCTACATCTAAATTCGGTGTAGCCGTACATACTGCATACGAAGGTAACACATTGGCAGGAATGAAAGCACAATACGGTGCCGATCTTTCTCACTTTCCAAAGCACCCTGACGTTCACGTTATAAGTACCGTTGACGATGTTCATAAAGCTGATCTCAATACGAATCAGTCACATACGTATGAACATCACATGACTCAGGCTAAACAGGCTTTCAATAGCACTGATAAGAAACATTACGGTGCTATTGAAGGTCATCAAGAACATTTGAAAACCTATATTAATAAAACTGTAAGGGATGGTACAAAGCCATCGGTTGAAGGGTATACAGAGCACCTAAGAGACCAACATCTAAAAGGTATTGCTAAGGTGAAGACGGCAAAGGCTGTTGGTACTAAGACCGATAAGATGCAAGAAGATCTAGCCCATGTAAAGAAACATTCAGATAAGTTTCAAAAGATCTTAGATATGCATCACCATCTACAGGCTGCCAAGGACCAATTAGTACATTCGTTGTCTGCTAAACCTAAGTTTGAACATTCGATACCTGAACCTGGATCATCTAAGATCACCGGAGGTAAGCCTGCTAAACCAGAAGGCTTTGTCGTTATCAGAAATAACAGACCAACTAAGTTCGTAGATAGAGCAGAATTTAGTAGAGCAAACTTTGCTGCTAGACCAAGGTAATTCTCAACCGCCCACATAAAGATTATACGCTCAAAGCCACTGAAAGTCAATGAAAAATCTTAAGGAAAAGCAGTTTTTGGTAAATATGGCTCTGTCATTAGGACAGGTGCCTGATCCTGCTTTGGTTAAAGAGATTAGAGAACATAAAGAGTTAATGGACTCTATTACACCACGTGGTGATGAGTTTGGGGAGTTGCTAGCTCAATTGGCGCAGCTTAAGTCAGAAGTTGATACTGTAAAGCAAGTAGTTGAGGTAAAGCAACAATATTTTAAACCAACTGACTATCCTAAGCCCCCAACGCTTGAAGAGTTAATGGCATCGGTACCTGAAGAGGTAATTGAACCAATAGTAGAAAAAGTTGAAGAAAAACCAATTGTAGTAAAGGTTAAGGAAAAACTTAGCCCCTTGATTGCTGCAGCCTCTGAACACATTACCAAAGAAGTTCAGATGGAAGCTATTTCGTTCCAGCAACCTGAAATCGATCCAATGAGTCGAACACTGGATGATCTACGTAATAAGATTAAGCAATTAGAAAACTGGATATCAAAGATTGCATCAACCGGTCCGGGTTCTGGTGAAGTTAATTTACTAAGATTAGATGACGTTGATACAAGCAATATTGGTAATAATAAGTTCCTTAGATACAATGCTGCTAATGCCAAGATAGAATTTGCAACAGTAACCGGGGGTACTGGTGGAGCAGTTGACTCCGTAAACGGTCAGACCGGTGAAGTAGTACTTTCTACAACTAATATTAGTGAGGGATCTAATCTTTACTTTACCAATTCTAGAGCTCAGGTTTTAATAACGCCTGCTTTCGATAAAGCAAACACTGCGTTCTTGGCTGCTACAGCTGCGTTTAATACTGCTAACATTGGAGGTGGTGGCGGTGCAAACTTACTTGCAGTCTCATCTGCTATTGTACCTGATGCTGATAGTGTATATAATCTAGGTACTGCTAATTTAAGGTGGGGTACGTTATTTCTTGCTAATAATACAATTAACCTAGGTGGGTCTTTAATTTCATCTGATGGAACTGGTACAATTACAATATCATCTACAGGTGCAATTTTACCAGTTAACTCAAAAGTTACAGTGGATGGTTCTGATAAGCAAATTGCATTAGTTGGTAATACTGGTGCAATCGCTACGGTTGTGCCATTTTTTACAAAAGAACTAGGCCTAAATACTACTGCAACTAACTTTACTTTTGGCGCTAATCCAGACGATTTTGTATTTACGAACTTTACATTTAGTAATGGTTCCACGATTACTCAGTCTGCTAGAGCTTTATTTTACTTTTAAACCAAAATGGCTATTACAACAAAAACACCTGTACGAACAGTATTTGATGCTTCAAATGCTGCTGTAGGTCTGGCTGAATTTCAGACAGATGAGGTCGTATCGATCACGCATGGTGGTACCAGTGGTAATAGTATCTCAAGTGCAAAACTTGCTTTATCACTAACTGACAGCAATATTAGATCTCTTTTAAGTGTTTCAGGCAGTGGCTCTTATGATAATTCTACTGGTATTATTACAGTTACAGGCGGGGTAACATCTGTTGGCGGTGCTACAGGTACAGTATCAAATGCTCAGGTAGCTGCAGCAGTTGTAGCAGCAGGTTCTTTAGATACTGCTAATGTTACTGAACGTAACAATCTGTACTTTACCAATGCAAGAGCTAGACTTGCAATAACTGCCTCAGGCTCTATTAACTATAATAACAGTACAGGTACAATTAGCTTTACCCAAGGTAATACTGATACAATAGTAGAGGGGGTTAGTAATCTCTACTTTAATAATACAAGAGCAAGATCTGCATTTACAGCAGGAGCTGGTATTGATATAACCGGTGGTACAATTTCGGTAGCGTCAACCATCGATTACGGGTTAATTGATGGGGCGATTACAACAAGCAATGATTACGGGAGCATTTAATGGCAACACAAGTTCAAATAAGAAGAGGTACAACGGCAGGTCACTCTTCATTTACTGGAGCAATAGCTGAGTTAACTTTTGATACTGATTTAAAAACCGTAAGAGCTCATGATGGTACGGTAGCAGGGGGTAGAGTACTAGCTACTGTAACACATGTAAGTAATGAATTAGCTAACTTAATTAGCTCTGCACCAGCCACGCTTGATACCCTTAATGAGATTGCTTTAGCATTAAATAGCGATAACAACTTTGCTGCTACCGTTATAACTCAACTCGGTAATAAAGCTAACACAACAAGTTTAACTACTGCAAACGTCGCTGAAGTTACTAATCTATACTATACTAATGCAAGAGTCTTTTCTGCAGTTACAGGTAATTTAGCACTTAAAGCTAATCTTACTGATAAGTTAAGTGTATTTGGTTCTACTTCATCATCTGAATTAGCAAGTGTAATATCAGATGAAACCGGTACTGGTAATTTAGTATTTAGTGCATCACCAACGTTTACAGGTACAGTAAGCGCTGCAGAAATTAATGCAACTGGTAACGTTACATCGCCTTT